GGATCTTTTGCTTTCACAATAAAAAGCCCAGGTTTTGAGGTCATTACCTTCTTCATCTGTAACATGAACATCATACAGCTGCTCGACCAGCTCTGCTTTGTGCCAAAAGACGTGGTCCAGGCACGCGCCACGTCCAGTGAATGACGCCAAATGATACTCTGTGTGTCTAGGTTCATTTATCCCCTCGAACCACAGCAGTGCCGTTATTATCCATATTGTAGAATCCATCTAGTCTCCCCAAAAATTTGTGCTTTGCGTCTCTGAACTCCTTACCTTCTATCACAAACTGTTGATAATAGCCATCTTTACTGCACATCATAATGACACCTTGTTCGATATTGGTACCATATACCGCATCATGCGCCATGCCGTATGCTGCCATTTGTAAAAAATAATCCCCGATCCACTCTCTTTGTTTCGGTTTATTGGTTTGTTTAAAGTCAATAATGCTTACCTTGTCCTGGTATTTGGCTACCAGATCAACACTACCAGCGTATAAACCAGGGTAATATAGGGTAGCTTCTATGCCATAAATCTCTGAACAGTCATTCAATCCTCGTTCCACGATGATTTTAGCCATGTTCTCTGCTTCTACGCCTAACGGCGTAAGATCCAAGGATCTCTGGCCACGGAGTAAATCTTCAAGATACTTATGCATCGCTGTGCCTCTAATCGCAGCATCTCTAGTAATTTTTTGAGCTTCGCGCAAACCGACTTTATTGCGCCAACGTTCTAGGCTCTCTTGTTTTTCTTTCGGTTGGGTTTGGCTGAGGACGGTTGTGACTGACGGGAGTTTTTCTTCTGCCCCATCAATGGTATAGTGTCTAAGGCCTGAGATGTTTGCTCTCGAAGACGACGGATAAACATATTTATTAACAATCTTCATCAAACTGTTGGTTAGTCTTTCTTTTTGCTTTTTCTAAAAATTTCTTGATCATAAATAATTCGGCTTTTACTTCTCTTAACTCGTTCTTTAGTGCCGCTATCTCTACAACGTAACCATTTGAACCGTATATCTGCCAACATGTTATATTCCACGCATCTATAGAATTTTCTATTTGCCTCTCTAGTTCCTTTATATACTTATCATCTGTATCTATTATATCTAAACTACCTACGTATTTATATTTATGGCCTGTTAGTTGCAATCCCATGATAGTGGTTCCTAGCTTTGTTGTATATCGGTCCGACTTCTGACCAGTATTTTGGTTCATTATCCAATAATAATTCTTTTTTAACTTGTTGTAAATCAACATTTAAATACTTGTCCCAGTCAACAAACATAAGCCACGGCGCGCGCTTCCCTCTGCGCCAAGACTCTATCACTAATCTACAAAATGTAATTATCGGTGCGTGCTTCATTGCCTTAAATACACCTATGCCAGGCACATACTTAGACGGACGGAATGTATTATAAGTACAGTTTAATAGTCCTATAAACAGGATAGTAGCGTAAGAGTCTCGCCATTCTTTGGTCAGATCAAAAGTTAAAACGCATACCTCACCGGCCGGAGTCGTGTCGTAGCCATTTAAGAAATGTATAAGGTCATGTTGCATTGTTGTTTCTTTAAAAAATTTACCTAGCTTACTGCTTTTCTTTGCTCCAGGATATTCTACAGAGAATACATCTACGGCGCCGTCAGAGTCTCTTAACCATGTTTGGAACTCAGCACCAAATGTACCAGGTTCAAAGTTGTCTGTTCTAATACGGTCGATCAAAGCGGTATCTCTTTCTAATACTTTCTTACCAACTTTTGTGTTTCTATAATTTCTATAACTTTTCTTAAAGTCCTGGCTATCAAGAGCCATTATAAATTTAAAAATTATAGCTAACGAGGTTTCGTTGAAAAAATCCATACGAAACCCGTATGCCCAAAAGAGTTTTAGTTTTATCCAAAAGTTTTTCATTTGTATATTCTAGCAACTGTACAAAATGTCCCTGAGTTATTTTTTAAATCTACGGAAGCACTATCTAATTGAGTTAATTTATACTTTTCTACTTGCTTGCCTCCAGTAGTAGATAAAATTTGACCGGCTATAATATAACAGCGCTGACTTCCTGCTTTTTCTACGCGCAAAGTATCACCGTCCATGACGTCTGCTCTATCAAATGTCCAACCTGCTTGATACTGCATAGGACAAACCAATACAGTATCATCTTGTAATATTTCTACACCATCAGATCGCGTGTATGGTTGCCATTCTAACTTTTTAAAAAACCCGCTGGTTTCTGTAGGTAAGTGCTCGTACTCACCCCAAATGTTATTGTCATCATACTGCACATTATATCTTGATACAAAATCAGGGTGACCATTGCTTTCCATAAAATCTATGTAGTCTTGTATGTGGCTTTTGTTAAAAGTTGTGTCATTATCATTCCAAGAATACCTAATCCCTGTTTTACCTTGCATCAATACATAGTTTATAGGATTAGTAATTAAATGTGGCTTGTCGGGGTGTTGTGTGAATAGTTGGTTGCCGTTTGAATCTGTAGAAAATTCATCATAAGAATCCCTTCTTACTCTTTGTCCAGGCTCTGTGCCTAAACTTATAGATATTTGTATGTCATTGTTGACATTTTTAATCATAGAAAATGGTATGTTAAATATCATAATATGTCAGTGTCCTCTGCTGGTACGTGTGTTTCAGGGTTTGGTTTTTTCCAAGTATCTATTTGTCCTTGGTCTGTTACTTTACCTTTCTCTACAATAATTTTATTTTCTACTCGATAATAGGTAGAATCATATCCTAATTCTTGCATCCAAATTTCTAATATTTCTTGTTCTCGAGCCGCAACTATAGAGTCCCATTCCTTATGTCCCTCTCTTAAATAAAATTTTAATTCTGAAACAGGAAGCTCGTTGTGTTTCCAAATAATTTCTATTTCATTAGCTGTTTTATCTTCTTTACTAACTTCATCATAATAACGAACTTGCTCAGGCATAATATTTAAAGTTTTTGTAAAATTAGAAAGGTCCATTAGAATGCTTTTATATAACAAGGATTGTTTGTTAATGCACCTTGCGCGCTTCCTGATTGCCACCCTGCAGCTGGTGGATTATTGGTACTTCCTTGGGCAGCACCAACGTTAGAAGTAGGACCCGAAAGAGCATTATCATTAGCTTGGAAGTATTGTCCAGTATCACTTGGTGACTGCCAACCGGGTATAGTCCCCGTGTAACCTGCCATATTTCCTGTCCTGTATTGACCAACTAAACTTCCACTAGAGTTATAAAAATAAAAATTTCTTAGTCTCCAAGTTGAACCAGAGCCATAACCAGTTGGACTAAATGTGCTCATAGTCATACCGGAGTTGTTTACTGCCCAACAATCTTTACCTCCACCCCAGGTAAACGTTGTTCCTCCAATTTTCAAAGTACTTTTTATAAAATTACCATTACCATTACCTGGTGCACCAGTTCCATAATAGGTCTGGGGGGCTTTTCCTCCTGAGGTATAAGTGGTACCTTGAAATGCGGCGTAATCAGTTGTGTTGTCTGCACCATAAAAGTCATTAACGGCTATTGTCCCGGTGCTGCTTGTAGTTATGTTTGCATTAGCAGGTACAGGGTACGTGTAAGGACCACCCCTGTAGTATAGACTTAAATATACGTTTGTTGAGGGCGAACCAAATTCAGCCCTAATTGTATTGTAGCTCAAACTGCCGCTGCTTGGTAATGTCATATTAAAACCTCGTTTTTAAAATAAATAATTCCGTCATTATAATCAAATTCACACGGATTTCCAACCAATTCAGCAGGAGTCATAACACCCATTCTAACCCAATTTGTGTGGCCATATTTCTTTTTACATATTTTATCAACAGTATGTGATGGAATATCAGAAATAATTTTGTCCATATCCATTTCGTAAGGAGCCCCGGTATCTTCAGGTATCCAATCTATTTCAAATTCTAATTCGTCATCTGTCATATAGTAAAATCCTTAAACTCCATTGGTTCTGGTTCACCTAGTCCTGTAGTATTATAAATAGTTCTAGCAGTATTAATATCATTACTCCAATGATGATGGTCTTTATAAATTTTAGGTATTTTTCTCCAAGAAGAAAACATTAAAGCCAATCTATGTTTTACAACGTCTCTGTTTTCCACCGCAGAAACAGCATGATAAATAGGCCTGTCAAATAAAACCATATGATTAGTTTTTGGTTTTACAATAAACATTTCTTGTCCCTCTAATGGTTCAAAGTCCGTGTCTAGTATTCGTCGTCCAACAATATACTCTTGGTTGGGTAGTAAAATTAAATCTCCCCTTTCCATTTTAGGGTCTATATATAAATATAAAATATGTGTGTTTAATGGAAACTCTTTTATCATTTCTGGATCTTCAGAATTGTATTTAGAACGATCAATTTTTGCTTGTAGTTCATTAGCATCAACATGGAATAACGTTGCTTCCGTACTATCTCTAACCCAATACTCTACATGGTTGTCGTAACCAATAAGGTTTCTTATAACTTCTTCTAAATAATTTCTTGGCTTTTCTGTTTTCCTAGCAAAATTATATGTAGGTATATCAGCAAACCTTTCTAAACAAAGTTCTTGTAGGTTGTGCAAAGTTCCTGCATCTAAAACATTTTTAGAATAGTATATGTGGTCCATTATTCTTTCATAGCATACGGATCTGTCGATAGCATCCGTTGTTTCTTGTCTGGCTTTTTACCCAAGATAATATCTTCCATGTTTTTGTGAAGATAGTTTGCCATTTGCCCGACTACATTATCTTGAGATAGTGTGTCAACTAATTCTTTCAAGGGCTCACCGTGTTGCATGCATCTGGATATTAGTTTGCCTGATGCTCTTAGTTCTCTGTCTAAATATGAATCTGTTGGTTTGAGTTTAATCCAGAATGCCATAGGTGTAACGCCCGTATCACTCGCCACATAATCTAGAATACCCGTCACGTTACGCTCATCAATTGGTAGCGTGAAAGTTGCACTCATCATCCTGTCCGGAATCTCTTTTCTCACTTTAGTATTATCCTTAATTAAACTCATTTTTATGTGCCTCGATAAATTGATACAAAGAGATGTTTACCTCTTTGACCTGTTGTATCTCTAACCACATCGTTTCAATAACAGTGTACATATTATACATCGTTACAATAGATGCAATCATTAATGCCACCCCCATAGCTAAAATTACCCACACAAGCAAATCGCTAGTGGACCATTCTACTTTGATCTTCAAGTCTTTCATATGCCTTAGCCTTTCTTTTCTCAAATAATTCAAGTATTTTATTCTCCCAAATGCGTATCATCTGTGGATCTTTTGTTCTTTTCATAGCAATTAATATATTATTAATTCTATTTTCTAATTTCTTCATTTTATTACTTCTCTGTAGTGTAAAAATAATTGTGATTGCCAAGACCCTTTAAATGGAAACCTGCCGTGTTCGTATTTAGAACCCTCGTATATTAAAGCATCACCTGCTTCTAAATATATAGGTTTTTTTTCTAAATATATTGGCCAACATTCAGGCGCATCATACCCCATACATATTGTTGCAGACCATTCGTACTCAGTCAAATCGGTGTGCCAGTCTAACTTACAATCTGGACCATATATCCTGTAATAAGATGTTATAGGAACCAAATCAAAACCAACCGTTTTTGAAATTTTTTCACAACAAAATATCAACAAACTATCAGCAAGTGCATCGCCATATCTTAAATCAATACAATGCCCAACTGTTGATTCGTACACTGTTACACGTTGACCATCGGCTGCTTTAGGTCTGTTTCTTTTTGCCATAATTAAACTATACTCGTAAAATACTTTTAGAATATCTTTTCCAATAAAATTTCTAATTATATGGCTTCTCCCGATTTCATCCATCTAGGTTCTATGCCTCCTTCTATATTTTTCCTGCATTGATTTGCTGGTAACCATACAAACATTTGATTATCGCATTGAGCGCAGTCATACGGTTTACCTTGCACTACAATATAACCATTGCCCTTACAACGAGGGCAAATAGCTTTAACCTTTTGATCGCCCGTTAGATCTACCATTTCTCTTTTTTATTTCTTTCTCTAGTAAAAATTCTATTACTTTTTGTACGCTCACAGGCACTTCAAATCTTTTTTGTGCTAAAGCAGTCAGTTTAGAATGCGTGTCCATTGACACAGAAACTGATTTAAATTTACTTATATCCGGCATTTTTGTCTCCTTATTATATTATTATATGGGATTATATAGAGCAAATATTATATTTGACAATAGTTTATTTTAATTTATTTTATAGGTATCCACATCTTTTGGCGTCCAGGTGTTTTCCCTTAATTTTTCCACTTGGACGTCATTTCTTTATAATCCAGGGTTCTTCTAGGAAATTAAACACAACTTTACCATTGACGTATTGTGTATGTTTAGTTTTGCAGGTTAGGCACTTGTATACACGGCCTGGCTCCTCTTTTGCCCTAATGAAAGGGACATATTCGGTACATCTATCACATATACCCAATATAATCTCAATATTGTAATCATTACTCGCCAACTATTCCTCCCATAGAAAAACGTCTACGACCCATAAGTTCTTTTATCCACTCATCCTCAAAGTTTTGTAGATTTTCTTTTAAATAATTATCTTTCCATTTTATCAAAGACAACTGACTAAGTCTATAATCATGGTTTTCTGCTTTATGGTTTAAAACCCATTCTGGTCTTTTTGTTTGAAAGTATTGTGGAAACAAAGCATATCCAATCATAGTGTGTATGCTACAATTTATTTGCATCCCTATATCGGTCCAATGTTGAGCTCTGTTGTGCGTCTTTCCTGCAGGTAATAACCTTCTTCTTATTTTATCTTCCATACCTAATTCTTTTAATCTTTCTGTAGTAATTTGAAATCTACATTCAGGATAACCACTCTTTCTTTTGCTAAGTTTTACAGGAACTCTTTTGTCTCCTTTTTTACTTTTTACTTTTCTTGAAATCCATGGAAAGCATTTAGTGCCATATTCTTCTGGGTTATTTTCAAAAGGTGGTAACATTCTGTAACCTTCTTGATTTGGTCCTTTGCCTTTTAAAAAATATGCACCACTCATGTGTATATGAAATTTGTCTTTTTCTATCATCCAAAACTGAGCATCACATTCAGCGCCATTACCGTGTCTTCTGGTAACAGGTATTTGACTAACGTCTACGACAACATCAGAAAATTTTTCATGTAAATTGTTAACAGGTATGAGAGGTATCATTTTATATCTCCCCAATTTTCTCCTTTTTCGTAGTCGACTTTGTTCGGTACTTGTAACTGTACCGCGTCTTCCATAATGTTAATAATTCGCTCTGACTCTTGTATGCTTGATACTGAGATATCAAGTTCATCATGAATTTGTACATGGGGTATTATTCCTTCCTGGTATAGCGCCAACATAGATTGTTTTGTCATGTCAGCAGCTGATCCTTGTATTAGTTTGTTTAATGCTTTGTATGTAAAAGCTCGTTTAATCCCTGGTCCATGCTCCCTGAGTGCATCTGCGTGCTTCAGTGGTTTCTTGATACCAAAACCATGCGGCTCCCACATATCAAAGTGACATAGTCTTCCCCCAATCGTTCTAATCTTACCAGAGTCATCGGCACGTCGCGCCACTGCTTCTGATAACATTTTTACAAAAGGCGCTCGCTGATGATACGTCTTCAATAGTTTCTCAGCTGCGTCTTTCATAAGTCCTAGTTCTGCCATAAGTTTATTCTTACCCATGCCATACATAATTCCTAAGTTAATTGTCTTTGCTTGTTTACGATCAATGCCGGCCATGTCAGCGATCATCTGGTGAAAGTCTGCACTGCCATCGTTGTATGCATCGACAATAGTTCCTGTGCCTTCCAATCGCATCAATGATGCAAAGTGCACTAATATTCTTGGTTCTTGTTGGCTGTAGTCAAAACAACCCCAAGTGTGTTTCTCTTCTGGTATAAATAAACTTCTAATCAACGGTCCGAGATGCTTGTGTCGTGCTGGTATTTGCTGGAGGTTTGGATTGTTATAACTGAACCTGCCGGTAACTGTACCGCCCTGGTCAGATCGTATTTGATTTATCTCTGCGTGTATGCGGCCGTTGTGTTCGTGTTTGAGTATCGTATCTATAAATGTTGTATTAGCTTTGTTAATCTCTCTTGCTTCGTTAATTAGTTTTGGTAGCTCAGCTGGATGTGTAGCAAGAAAGTTTTTTGTAAAGCTTGGTGCACCTTTCTCTGTCCTGTCGTATGGTAGTTTTTCTTTGTCAAATGCTTTGGCAATAGAAGCTGCAGCCCAAATCTCTACGTCAAAACCTGCTAACTTATTTATATCTCTCATTAAATTTTTTTCTGTTTCCTGTAGTTGTGCCTTGACTGACATAGCTTTTTGTACATCTACACGTACACCTTTAAATTTCATATCAACCAGACATGGAAACAAATTAGTCTCTAAATTAAATACGTCCCACAGATCTTGTTTTGATATCTCATGCTGTAGTGCATGCCATAGTTTCAATGTCATCTCTGCGTCTTTCTCTGCATACTCACCTACAAATGGTGCAGGTAATCTCCACATCTCTGCTTTTGGATTGACACCAAAGTCTTTTGCAGCATCCTGTAAAAGTTTTTCATTCTTACGCATGCCAATATAATCTTTACCAACAGAGTCTAGTGTATAACTAAACCTGTTCTCATCTATTAAACTTGCAGCTATCATCGTGTCGATAATGCCACCGCGTATTTGAAATCCAAGAGACCTGATCCAAGATACATCGTACATGGCGTTGTGAAATATTTTTGTAGCGTCCGTGTGTAAAACTTCTTCGAACCAGTCCAGGACTAATTCACGGTCCATGTTTCCACCACCTTCATGCGCTATCGGAAAATAGCCGGACCAGCCTTCGACCGCGACTGCTATGCCGACTATCTCCCCGTCTCTTCTTACCGCACCTGATCCCATTGTGATCAGATTTGGATCTCGTGTTTCCAAGTCAATTGCTATTTCTAAATGACTGGATAAATCTGGTAATCTGTGTGGTGGCACCCACTCAGTCTCTGGTGTGAATAGTGGTTGTTGCAGCGTTCTCAACTATAGTCCCTTTCGATTATCATATCGATAAAATGTTTCGCTTTCTCAAGGCTCTCTTTGCCTCCCTTATCTTGATGTCTTACGATGTACTTTATAGCAGATCCTTCAGCAAATAACAATTTGTTTTTATTGATGAATTCGCTAGGCTGTATCTCGTATTTTTTGTAATGGTCGCCTCCGACCTGGTTGTCGTATGGATTAGACATATGTGCATTCTCCTGTTTCTACATTTACGTTTAAAATATTGACACCAAGAATTTTTTGTATTGGTGTGAGTGATCTATTAATTTTGTATCCATCTCTTTTTCTCACGCATACT